TGGCCGACAGCGGCAGCCACGGCGACCTCAGAGTGATACGGCACATGCACGTCGGACAGGATGCCGATTGGGCCGGTGACCTTCAGGACGTACGGCGTCCAAGGCTGGGCCATCGACTTCGGCATGGCGAGGATCTCGCCGGCTTCTCGCGGGGGACGCGGGACCGTAGGCTTCTGCGTCTTGCGGTTCTTCTTGCCGTGTTGCCCGAACTGCCGCTGCATCCGCATGCGTGCCTGGTGCAGCGTGATCGCGCCGTTACTTTCCTTTACGAGTCGCCTTGCGAGCGTTTGCGCGGGGGCTTCGGGATGGAGTTTTGCGAGCCGCTCGGCCTTTCGCGTTATCGCGTCCCCTCGCTGCATCTGCCGCCTCCTTGCGATGTAGAACTATGTTGCCGTCGTCATCCGGCATCGGGTTGGCACCGTCCGTGTCTTCCTCGTAGTCAACGTCGTCGAGGCCAGTCCACCCGCGCTCATCCGTGCGCTTTGCCACGATGCAGCCTCCTCGCGTTGCTGATCGCTCGTCTCACCAGCACCGTACCCGCCGCGTCAACAAACGGCAGCCGCCTACTGGTGGCCTCCTCGCGGAGCCAGCCGACGATGGTGGGCACGTTGGCGTCGCACCAGTCACAGCCGCGGATGTCCATCTCCACGGCACGCGCCAGGCATTTACAGCCGGCCTTCGGCGTGATGCCGATCTTGGATAGGAGCTTTTTCAGTTCCGTGCCCGGTCCTTCATTTGGTGGCGGCGGGGCATGCTCGACTACTCGCAGCTGGAGCAGGCCGCTGCCGGGGCTTTCGCCCAGCAGTTTGGCAATCGCCGCCGCGAGCGTGGCCGGGTCCACTCGCCCCGAGTACGGGATGACCATGCTGCGGGTATTCATGAGCAGCACCCCGGCGGATCACAAGCACTGGTACACACAGACTCCAGGCAGTCTCGCGTGCCGTCGATCGCGTGCCGCACTTGCTTCCATTGGTCCCCGATGCACTGGCTACTGGCCGTACCGCCAAGACAGTTGCTCTCGGTCAGGTCGTCGATGCAGTCCTGCTCGCTTGCGTACCCGTAGCCGTCGATAACCACCGGGTCCGAGTCCTCGTTGTCAGGGGAGACAACCACGGAGACGAGCGTGCCACAAGGGCAGACGGCGAGTACCACGGTGAACGAGGTTACGTCCGGCGAAGCCGGCGAGTTCGGCGAACACTGGTTCGTCCGCGTGACCGTGATGGTCACAAGCTTGCAGTTCTGCGGAGGGCATAGTTGCAGCGCGTCGGTAGACGAGTTGCAAAGGTCGGTAAACGAGTCTTCTACTGACACGGTCTTGTCGTAGAACACCTTGTAGTCCGCGGCTGGATCGCAGTCTGTCTCCAGCTCAGCAGGGTCGTCGCAAGAGGCACAGTCGTCGGCCTCGACCCACCCCTCGGCCGGCAGGTCGTCCTGTGTGCCACGCTCTAGCAGGGCGTCTACGATCCAGTCGCCAGTGCCGGGGGTAGCGAGAACAAGTTTGCGGATGTCGGGTATAGCCCCCGACGAGCCGGAAAACTCCTGCACGTACCAGTAGCGAGTGGCGCCAGGCAAGCACCAATCCGGTGCCGGCGGCGCGCCGTCGGGGCATTGCTCCTCCAGCACTGCCGCCGTGGCCACCACGCCGTTGATGTACGGCACGCTCCAACCGAACCATGTGGAGCCATTAAAAAAGATGTCATCCCGGCACTCGTTAGCCTCCCAAGACGCCTGGAAAAGATCGCGAATTTGCTGCTCAGTCCACCCTGGAAAGTTAATTAGAGCCTGCGCCACCTTTGCATCCACGCACGCGGACTGCGACTCATATAGCCGGCTGATACAGCCCGGCAGTAGGTCAAGCAGGTCGTCATAGAGACTCAGGGAATACTGGCTAGGCGATAGCTCCCGGGCGTCAAATGCCCAGTCCCACGGAGCGCACGAACAGCAAGCGTCACACGTCGGGCAGGTGCACGGTGTGCCGCAGCAGGCGCTACAGGGCATGAGCATCACTCACACTCCGCGGCGATGGCGTACCACCCAAACCCGTTGTTGCTCATGGCGACGTAGGCCGAACTGGGAATGGTGGCGAAGATGTTGTGCGCGACCATCGTCCCGGCCGTCGCCGTGGGCCTCGAAGTGGCCGTGGAAGGCGGACCGACGTAGAGCGTGATGACCGCCGACGATGCCTTCGACCACTCCGCTGTACCCACCTTGCCAATCATGATGCGGACGCCTGCCGCCCCACGATCGTTCACCGCGCCGCTCGTCTTCAGCGTAGGGCCGCTACGTTCGACCACCTTGACGGCGTGGCCGATACGCTTGGCGTCGTCCTCGCTGAACCCGTAGACCGGCATCGGTCACCTCGACAGGACGAGGTACTGCAGCCGAGCGGCCGACGTGTACTGCGTGCTCGTCACCGCTCGCAGGCCAAGGGTAATCGTCTCGGCCAGCGGCAGGACCGCCGCCATGCCACGCTGAAGCTCAAGCACTTCCTGGCTGTTCGTTCCGTCGAAGCGGCCGATGAACACGGCGTGCGTGCCGGCCGTCTGCGTGGCCAGGTTGCGGAACGCCGCGTAGCCTGGGGCCGACACGATGCCGAGCGAGAGCGTTTGCACCGAGGTGCCGATGGTCACCACGCCGGCCGCCGCCGCCTGCGTCGTCTGGTTGGCCTTCACCGATGCCGCGGCGAACCGGTCGGAGAAGTTGCCGTTGTCACACTGCAGCGTGACCGAAGCCTTGATTTCGTCAGCCATTAGATGCCCGCCTCCGTAAACAGGTTGCTGTGGACTTTCTCTTCATACGGATACGCCTTGCGCGTGAATATGTAGTCCTTGGCATTGGGGCCGGTGATCAGCGTTGGCAGAACCGCCAGTCCGCTGCCGTCGAGCTGCACCGGCTTGCTAACTGGATTACCGGCAAGGTCGAGGATTGCTCGCCGCTCGCCGCCGACAACCTCATTGAAGCCAGCGTCGTGGAACTCAACGAAATGCCCCTTGGGGTCGTACAGCCAATCGACTGAGACAACCCATTGGTCCACCTTGTCGTCGAAGTCCGCGTTGTAGCCGACACACAGCATCGTCCGCCGCGATGCACCTAGGAAAGCGACCTCGTTGGTCGTGTTGACGTAGGATGTTAACGCGGCAATGTTTGGCCTGACGACCTTGGTGTTGGTGTACGTCAGCCGAAGAAGGCAGCGGTTTTCTGTCAGCCCGTCCACCGGGTCGCCCGCCGAGTTTGTTGCCGGCTTTGGGGCAGCGTTGTACTCGCCATTCTCGCCCTGGTCCGTGAGCGGGCATTCCTTCTGTTCGGTCGAGATACTAATCCGCTTCCACGTTTCGGTCTCTTGATCTTCAGGCGACGGCTGCTCTGACTCGTCGTCTTGAGCCTCGTAGGTCACCGCAATCTTGATCGCACGGTCGGCGTCGTCGCCCTTGTAGTAGGACAGTTTTCGCGACTTGACCTTGAACATCACACCCGCAACCAGCCGGGTTTCGCCGACCTTCGGGATCGTCTGGTTGCCCAGGTTGAGCCACGTCGAAGAGTCGTCAGCCAGCGTGCCGAAGTCGGGCGTGCTGTCGTGCAACGCCAGAAGGTCCACGGACCCGGCAAGCGTGATCCGGCCCTTGTCGCCCAGCGTTTCGCCGTACTCGAAGGACCGCAGTTCTCGAACGTCGATGATAGCCATTAGCCGATCACCGCCAATCCGGTCGGGTCGAGCCTATCGGCGATGTCCTCTAGTGCGTCAGCAGACCGCTCCGTGTTGTCGGCCGTCTTGCGGGCGTCGTCCTTCACGTCGAGCCNAGGGTCGGCCCCGCGCATGATGTTGTTGCGGAACGCTTCGCCCTCGGACGAGCCGACGACNATGGCACGGAGTTCCTGGCTCGAGGCGCGGATCGCAGCACCNACAGCCTGNGCGGTAGGACCGGCACCCGGCTGGCCCGGCTTGCCGCCCTTGGCAGCGTTGGCGGCAGCATCGGCTTGAGCCTTAGCAAGNGCGGCGTCAAAGGCACCGAANGGGTTGGTGATGTTGTTGATGCCGTTGGCAAAGCCTTCGGCCGCTTGCTCCCCGTACTCCTTGCCGAGCTTGTCCACGCCTCGCTGCATCTTGGCGGCACCCGCAGCGCCGGCATCGAGCGAACCGGCAAGGTCCGTGAACCCAGCAGCCTCGGCCAACTGAGCCAGCGACCTCGCTAGGCTTTGAACGCCAGAAAGGATCACTGAGAACACAGCACTAAACGCTTGGCTCAGTTTGGCGTTGATGGCGAAGATCACCTGAAACACGCCGTACAGGATCGTAAATCGACCCACCACGCCACGCAGTACTCCGGTAAACACCGCGGCCGCACTAGATGCCAGACTCCAGCCCTTCGTGTTCTCCGAGAAAAACCCGACGATCAGATTGGACACGGCGGTGATCGCCGGCGCAATGCCGGCCGTGAACTGCAGAATGAACCCCTTGACCGGCAGGATCAGTCGGCCGAGCGCGTCGCCCATCCCTTCGATGGCTGCCGTCTGCTCGCCGCTCATCTTCACGCCAAGGTTCGTGAGCAGCGTGTCCATCTCGCGGATGCCGTCGCCGCCTTGCCGCAGGAAGTTCAGCATCCCCTGCCCGGACCGGCCGAAGATGTCGATCGCCGCTGCGGCCTGCATCTCAGGCGGCAGGGCCGCGATGCGGTCAGCGATGAGCGAGAACTGGGCCGCGGTGTCGAGACCCGCCATATCCTGCATCGTCAGGCCGAGACCCTGGAACGCCTTGACGGCAGCCGGCGTGCCAGACGCCAGTTCGCTCGTCATGCGAGCCGTGCGACGCAGTCCGCCGGTCAGTTGTTCCTGGCTCACACCGACTTCGCCGGCCGCGTGCTGGAGAACCTGCAGTTGCCCCGCTGCCACGCCCAGTTCCGTGGATAGGTTTTGCACGCCTTCGGCGTAGGCCATTGCCTGGCCGATGGCCACGAACGGGGCCGTGAGGGCAGCGATGACGCCCAGCGGAATCAGCAGGCTCTTCATCGCCCCGCTTAGGATCGCCACGCCAACCGCCGCCGTAGACGCTCCCCGGCCAAGCCCGAGAACCCCCATTGCAGCACTGGCAAAGCCGGTGCCCATCCCGCCGGTCATCCGGCTCACGAGACCCTGGAAGCCGCTCAGTTGCTTTCCAGCGCTCGCCAGCCCGGCAGTCAGTCCGCCCGTGGACGCCGTGATCGAGACGTTGACGCGGCCGAAGTTCTTCGCCATCACCCGCCTCCGATCGCACGGAAGGCCGCCACGATCTGCTCAGGCGTCTGCGTCCGCTTCGGCACCGGCATGAAGTCGTCAGGCCGGCGACGCGGCGAACCCTTGGAACGGTGGGCGGACGCGAACTGTGACATGGCCATCGCGTCCCTCAACCACTCGTCGCCCCACGGTTCCAATTGGTAGTAGCCCATCCAGGCGTACAACTGATCGACGCTCATCGAGTCCGCCAGGCCGCCAGGCTCCTCGACGTTCCAGATGCCCAGCTTCAAGGCCAGCCGGTAGAGGAACTGCAGGACCGGCTGGCGCTCTATTTTCCCGCCGCTTCCTCCACCGGATTCGCACCGAGCCCGTTCAACTTGAACACCGCATCGACGATCCGCTGCACGGCGTCGGCGTCGAACTCGCCAATCCGCTCCTCGTCCGCCTCGGTGAACAACGCCTTGCCGTCGTCGTCCACGCACGACAAAGCCACGACCTTCGCGGACACGTTCTTCAGGTTGACCGACCCGCCGACCTTGCCGCCGGTGGCGATCTCCTCGAAACGGTTCCGCATCCGGCTGGTGAACTTGGTGACCCACACCTCGGCGTCCTCGCCAAGTTCGGGCACCGGCACCTTCACCTTCGGCAGCGGACGCTTCCGCTTGAAGAACTCATCACGACTCAGAGCCATGCGCGCCTCCCTGCGTCACACCAATCAACCAAGGGCACCCGAGAGCTTGATCGTCACGGAGCCCGACTGCATGTCTTCCATCTGGGCACCAGCCTCGTAGCCGGTCATGTAGCCGAACGCCGACCACAGCGTCACGGCCGTGCCACCGTTGGCCCAATACACGCTCACCACCTGATTGGTGGCGACGTTCGCCAGGTCGGCGACGGGCTTGACGGCAGGGTCGTGCAGCACCTCGACCGAGACTTCGCCGGGGTCGTAGATGCTCGAGGCCACGAACTCCTTGACCGTGGACTGCATGTGCGTCGCATCGGCCACGGCCCTCGCAATGCCGCTGTGATTCACGCCGGTGATCTTGTAGCCGGTCGCGGTGTGCAGCGCGGTGCCGAACGAAACGTAGGTTCCCTGCCCGATGTCAGCAGCCATGTTCAACTCTCCGAGTGGGTGATCTCGACCGTCAGGTCCGTCCGGTAAATGGGCGTCTGGTCGCCGGGGTTCGCTGGCTCTTGCTGGTCGTTTTCGTCCTTGACCGTGACGAGCCGAACCGCCGCCGTCCGCTTGAATTGTAAGGCTGACCGTACCGCTCGCCCGAGGTTGCGGCAGTCCACCAGACGGGTCGAAATACACGACACCGTGTACGTCGTCCGCGTGATCCCGGTCATCCCCTGCATGTGCATGTACGGTCCACGGCTGGCGTCTTGGCGGTCGATCACCAGGCACGGCAGCGTCGTCCCCTGCGGAGCCTGCACGGCGTAGATCCGCGAGCCGACAGACGCTGCGATGTCGGCCGAGACCGACAGCAGTTGCAGCAGGGATTCGTCGATGAACGTCGTGGCTGGCATCGCTCACTTCCCCTTGGCATCGCGGCGGGCGTTCTCGGCCACGGCCTTGTCTACGGACCGGCCCAGTTCCTCAACGAGTTGCTCACGGATTCGCGGCAGCGTGCGGTCCGCCCACTGGCCGAACTTGCCCGTGCCGGGGACGGCAGCCACCTCAGGGAAATAGGCAGCCCCGCCCCCTTCCGCCCCGCTCAAGGCCACCTTGCCCATGAGGTACGGGTACTTCTTGGCCATCGTCATGGGCACCCGCAGCATGGATGCGTTCTTCGGCTTGCGGACCTTCACGCCGTTCTCGATCCACCAGGCGTGGTAGCCGAGCCCGCCCTT